GTCCTCATGGTTTCGTAAGTTTGGATGCAGGCGTTGAGCTTGCGGATGGCGGTGTCTCCCTCGGCTGCGATGGCGACAAGATCGTCAGCAGTCTTTCGGTCAAGTTCGGCTGATGCTGTTCCGCTGTGATCTCCGCTGGCAGTGGCGGTATCACTGGCGGCTGGTATGGCGCACTCGGGGGCTTTGACAGGAATGAACAGCCGGCGCTCGCCAGTAGCAATATCAGCGCGTAGCTTGTCTTCTTTAGCCTTTGCAACATTGTTCGCCTTTCGTAATGTCTGACCATAACTCTGCACCACTTGCGCCATTGCCTGCTCAGTCTCCCTCGCCTTGGCGTTTAGCGCAGCGATCTCGACTTGCTGTCGCGTGTACTCGTCATGCTCACCCTTGAAGTATCCACCGCCAAATGATGACAGCACCGCCATCAGTATGCCGAGGATCACCCAAGGGTTAAACAGACTCATGGCTTTGGTGGCTCATCATTGTCAATTGCTTCAGCCTTGGCACTTGCGTTAGCTATTGCCTTGACGCCAGAGCGCCCAGCTACACCGCCAAGCACTCCAGTGATGAAAACCATTATGGTTGAGATCTGTTGGGTATATACGCGGTCTATGGCCGCCATTTGGCCGTTCATTGGTTGTTGCACAAATGAAACTGAGTAAAGAAACATTCCCATTGAGGCCAGCAGAATGCTGACAAGCACCACAATGACAAATGCCCATACTCTGACTTCAATCTCGTCTGCTGTCAGGCGGTTATTAGGTTTATATCCAATGGTTGCCATCACTTCTTCTCCTCGGTTTTAACTAGCATCTCAGGACAAGTACCTGACGCTGTACAAATTGGGGGCTTGCATTCGGCATTTTGCCAATTGAGTGGATCTTGGCAAGGGTAGCGGTAGCGATCATCGCAGCCAGTCAGCACCACCAGCAAGACCGACAGAATCCAAATCTCATACACATTCATTTGTCCTTATCCTTTCGCTGTTGTCTTTCAATATCACGCCTGAGTTTCTCCACCTTTTCCAATTGCACCTTGGTGTCGTGCTTGGCCTCCAAGATGTCTATATAGAGCATACCTAGCATGGGTAACAACAATGCGACAAGAACAACCGCTGCTATCCATCCCACGATTTCTTCCCCAATTGGCCTACGAACAGAAACCACATCCAAAGGTATAGGAGGAGGATCAAAGTTGCTGCGAGGTACGCTGACTTTGCTTGGAAGTCTCTTTTTGCCTCCTGCCGTTGCCATGCCTTGTACCTCTCTTTCGCCTCCTCTTTTAGCCTAGCACTCTCCTGTTCTTCCTTGATGATGTCTCGCATCTCAAAGGTCTTTGAATAAATCGCACCCATCTCTGGTGGGGACTGATAGACCATGGTTTCCCTGATCGTCTTCTCCAGCTCGGCCATCTGATCCATCGCCATCACTCGCTTGAGTGCTGCCTCCATAAGGTTGGAGTCTGGGTCATAGACGTTCTTGCTTTTCTCTTCCTCTTCCCTTATGTGAGCAGCCAGCTTCTCTTGCAACTTGAAAAACTCGGTGAGCTGTGCAACCACATCAATCATCACCTGAGTCTCGTTGACTGCTACATACTTTTCCTTTTTGCGCGTCTGCTGGACAGGCTGTTTGGCCGCTGGCTTTGATCCGAATAGCTTTGACCAGAAACCTCTAACTTCGTTGGCGACACCAATAGCTTCTTCAACAGTGGACTTGACCTCCATGAATGAGGACTTGGCCTGCTTGTAAAGCTCGCATCCCTCTTTAATTGCTGCCACGCAGGCGTTTGCAGCGAATAAGAGGCTAATGGGGTCCACATCGTTACATCCCCAACAGCTTCTTCACAATGTCGGCGGCCACGCCAGGCCCGAACAAGATGGCTGCAATGACGATATAGAGCTGAATCTCAATCTTCTGCATCCTGCCCTTGCCACTCTCTAGCTTCTCTTCGATGGATTTATATCTCTCATCGCAGATCGCCTGATGGACGGCGAATTCCTTTTCTATAGAGTCGCTCATGCTTCATCCGCTGGCAATGGTGTATTGCCTTTTGCAATCCATGCAAGGTAGGCTTGATCTGTAACTTGGCAAGACTCTTGTGTGCCATCTTCCAATTCACGCCATACAACTTGAATTGGGCGTAAAACATTTTGTGGAAGCAATTTCCAAACTGGTTCGCTCATAATTCACATCCTGTAAAAAGAATTTTTGCCGCCGCATTGCTTCCATAAAGAGAATACACTCTATATTGAGTTAGCCCAGACGCAACATTAAATTGAATGTTTGCGCTAAAAAACCCGCTAATATTAAAACTTGAGGTAGTGCAAACTGTATTTGTAACTCCATCACTAACAGTGAAATGTGCAGAATTTGGAACTGATATTCCTGTTGGCGGTACTCTTGTTGTCATTGGGAACGTGTAGCTAAATGCAACCGCAGTTGTACTTGCGGCTTGCCCCATTCCAGCAACTTGGTCAGCTGCTGAAGAAGAAATATATGCTGGCAGATAGCGTTGACATAATCCAAATTCAGTTCCATAAGACCTATATTCAAAGCTCGTTGCTAATGCGCCTTTTTCTAACTGCACATTACCAATAACCCAAGTACCTGATGTTTGTGCGCCAACAGTAAAGACAACCTCAATACCTGTTGTAGCGGCGGCAGGAATACTAATTTGGGCGTTGTAGTTGGTTAGCGTTGATGTAACAGTAAACGTACCCGTTGCAATCTGTGTCCTTGTTGGACTTGCCAATGTTCCAAATGCGTCTGCTGTGGTTGCATAGTATGCAGTCCATGTCACTGTTGTCAGCAAACTGTTTGAAATATCAACTGACAAAGTAGCAGTAGAGCCAGCCATGTCATAGCTATTCAGTTGCTCAATACGCTGACCAATACCTACAGCAGTAACGGATGCCGCACCAGTAATTTGAAATCTATTCTTAGTTGCATTTGAACCAGCTACTTGTGCCGCAGTTACGTTTGCTCCAGTACAGTAAGCGTAGAAGCGATCCACAGTTGAATAGCCAGCCGCAATTGTTGAAGCCGCAGTGATGGTTGCAGACGTTGCTCTTTGTGCTATCTGCATCTGACCATTGATGATGCGGTTTTTGAAGCCTGTGTATGGGCTCATATTTTGGCTTGCAAGCGTCATTGTTCCAGCAACAGTTAGCACCTTGCCGGAGCCAACATTTAGACCAACTGATGTACCTGTACCAGCAGCCGCAAAGACAGCGTCCACCGAGTCCAGGTCGGTATTGATCTTTGTACCCCAGGTATCGGTTGACGCACCTACCTCGGGCTTTGTCAACAATAGGTTTGTGGTGGTGGTATCTGCCATTCTTTAATCCCCTTTACGCGGCCTCTTGCCAAGTGATTGAATTGTCTGCTAAATCAGACCAACTTTCTGATGAGTCTGAAACAGCACCCCAACCATTTGTGGTTGGAGATATGGATGTCCAGCTCTCTGTTGTATCTGCTTGCTTTGACCAAGTTTCCTGATTATCGGGATAAGCACCCCATCCAATCCTAGTCATCTTCTGAATTGAACAGACCGACTCAACGCCAATTATCCCTATGGATATGACATTTGATGCAGTGCCTACAGCTCCTGTACCACTTACGCCAGTAATTGCTTGGAACGATATAACCTCTGCGCCCACAGTGCCAACAGCACCAGTTGCAGCGTTTCCTGTAATCGCCTTGGTGCTTGTCAGTCCAACAGTGCCAACAGCAGATATAGACGCATTACCAACTAAGTCAATTGCAGCAGACTGAGTGACGCTGCCAACTGACAGGGTTGACGCATTGCCTGTAACCGCTGTGCTTGATACCGCCAAAACCGATCCAACAGCGCCAGTGGCCACATTGCCTGTTATGGCAATAGATACACTTAATCCGACAGTGCCGACATTGCCAGTGGCAATAGTTCCATCTTCTTGGATTGATCTGTCGGCCAATAACGTGCCAACAGCGCCAGTGCTGACATTTCCAGAAATTACTAAATTTCCAACGTTATAGGGTCCAATTCCATAATGACCCGAACCATAAGGGTATCCTGATGATGCAGCCGGTGCTGCCGCAAATGACCATCCTGAGTTATTGCCCCCATTTGTGGAATTTGCCCCTGCGTACCATGCCGCCCCACCTGTAGCTGTAGACCTGCTGATAGACAAATAGTCTGAACTGACAGTACCGCTTGCTTTGGATAGCGTGTGGCTTGCGGCAGTTACCGAACCAATGGTTAGAAGTCTTGTAGATTCTCCACTAGCATTCCAATCAGCAAATGTGCTAGTTGTTGCCGCCGTAAACAGGATAGACGTTGCACCAGTGGTTTTATAAGTATTGGTAATGTTGCTGAATGTGTTTGAGCCTGTAATGGTCAATGTACCAGCACCACCTTGGTTTAATGTGCAGTTGAACGTAGAGCCAGCACCTACAAACGTCTTGGCAGTTGCGGCAGTCATGGAGATTGTGCCTGTGCCTGTT